TCTAGTCCTCTTATTACTCCTGCTGTGTTTCAGGAAGGTACTACACGTAGTAATAAATCTGTTACTCATTGGGGCAATTGGTGTGCTGTTGATGTTGATGACTATGAGTTTCGTGATAACACTATAAGGGGTATTCAAAATGAGTTGGTTGATCGGTTTGGTCGTTGGAGTTTTATTTGTTACAGCACTGCTAGTTCGTCAGATGCTCAACCGAAGTTCAGACTTGTATTCGATCTTGACAACTCTATACCGCAAGATAGAATCAAACACTTCTGGTTCGCACTCAATAAAGAACTTGGAGACATCGGAGATCCACAGACTAAAGATCTCGCTAGAATGTATTACGTTCCTGCGGATTATCCTAATGCAAATAACTTTTATTTTACTCATAATGGCGAGTCTATTAATACTGACGAACTTATGGCCCGTCATAAGTACGAAGTTAAGTCTGGTAATAGTTTCCTAGACAGATTGCCTGACGAGATGCAGAAGGCGGTGATAGAACACCGTAAGAATCAAATGGACAATACCAACTACAGTTGGTCGAGTTACCACGATTGTCCGTTCTTCCCCAAACGACTGGGTGTAGAATACCGTGCCATAACTGGTACTGGGTGGTATCATAAAATGTATCAGATCATGGTTGCGATAGCTGGACATGCTATAAGTAAAGGGTATCCAATCACTGCCACGCAAATCGCAGAAATGTGCAAACAGTTTGATGCGGAATCTGGCAACTGGTACGAGAATCGACCCCTAGCAAAAGAAGCGGACAGGGCATTAGAATATGTTTATAGAAATGGATAGGACGGTATAATGAAAATTTTAGTAACAGGTGCGGCTGGTTTCATCGGTTCGCAGTTAATGAATAGGCTCAAGAATAATGGTCATGAAGTACTGGGTATCGATAACTATAATGACCATCTATATGATCCTAGTCTCAAGGTAGCACGTACACAACATTTTGGACTAGACATCCAAGTGTGTGATCTTAGAGACTATGATACACTCAAAAAAATTATAACGCAATTCAAACCCGAACAAATCGTACACCTTGCCGCTCACGCTGGTGTGAGAGATTCGTTTGGTAAGGAGAGTAGTTATCATTCTAACAACATTGATGGAACACAGAATTTAATCGAGGTAAGTAAAGAATTAAAATCTGTTCGTATAGTATATGCATCAACATCTTCAGTATATGGTGAGACGCCTATTCCAGAAGAAGGGTGGACAGAAGATCTGGTCACCTCGAAACAACGCAATGCATATGCGTACACCAAGTACATCAATGAGATCCAGTTTGCCATATCTGGCGTCCGTAATGTCGGTCTCCGTTTCTTTACCGTCTATGGGCCGTGGGGACGACCAGATATGGCGTTATTTGATTTTACAAAGAAAATGCTTGACAAAGAGCAAATAAACGTGTATAATTACGGTAAAATGAAAAGGGACTTCACCTACGTGGAAGATATTCTAGATGGTATTGAGATCATCTTGTTTAATAATGCCATGGCAAATAACCAAATATACAACATTGGTTATGGAGAACAGGTTAATCTCATGGACTTTGTAAAAGAAATCGAGAAGAATACTGGAGAAGAGGCGAACATAAATCTTGCGCCTCGACATCCAGCGGATACATTGGAGACTTGGAGTAACACTGAGAAACTTCAGACTATTGGTTATCAACCAAAAACCAGTGTTGAAATAGGAATCAATAGATTTTATGAGTGGTACATAGATTTCTACGGTGAAAAAACTGATGGGGTATGTTGCCCCAACCACGATGACCCTAACCATGTTCATGACCACGGAGAACACAAACATGATCATTGATGATTTTGATAAACTAGACGGTAAGATCGGTAAAGACTGGGACGACCTACCAAAAGACGAACCACCTGTAACAGAACATAATCCTTTGCGATTAGGTATTGTTGGACACGGATTTGTCGGGAAGGCGGTTGAGTATGCCTTCACTCATCCTTTAGTTAGAATAATGACTGTAGATCCTAAACAAGGAACGACAGTCGATGACATATTGGCGTTCGATGCTCACCTTACTTTTGTGTGTGCGCCTACTCCTATGCATGAGAATGGTGTAGTTGACTCTACCATTGTTGAAGATGCTGTTCTAAAACTTATGCATCATACTAACACGACTGTTATTATCAAATCAACAGTCACGCCTGATGTCATAGATCGTTTATATAATAGCATGACACCTTCGTCCTTTGATCGATTGGTATATAATCCTGAGTTTCTTCAGGAAGTATCGTCTAAGAAAGATTTTGTTGATGCGAAGTTCCACGTCTTAGGTGGTAGTGATATCGCTACTGAACATTTGATTCAAGCGTATGATATGTTCAGTCTGTGTTCGTCAAACGATTACTACAAAATGTCCGCACATGAGGCATCTTTTGTGAAGTATGGTATCAATGCGTATCTTGCAACTAAGGTAACATTTTTCAATCAGTTCTACGATCTGGTGAATGCATATAAGTGTAGTTACAATATAATCACTCGTGCCATGGGTAAGGATGATCGTGTGGGTATTGGTCATACACGTGTGCCTGGATTTGACGGCAAGAAAGGATTCGGTGGTGCGTGTCTACCGAAAGATACAAACGCATTTTTGAAGTTCTCGGAGGCACAGAAAGAGAACGGTGATCTAGTTTGTTTTGACTTATTAAAAGAGGTATTGAATATTAATAATAGGTACAGGAAAGATTACGATCTTGACGATCGTGAGAAAGTAAATAATATAACGTTTGGAGATGATGAATGAGTGTGATGGATAAACTGAGGAAACAGTCTAAGATTAAAGAGACTGCGGTACTCCAAGATAGTAAGTTCTTTCAAGAAGTGGACATGGTTCCTACTGACGTGCCGATGATCAACGTGGCATTGTCTGGTTCGACCGAGGGTGGTATTACGCCTGGGTTGACCGTACTCGCAGGGCCCAGTAAACACTTCAAGACATCGTTTGCCTTGTTGATGGCGGGTGCGTATCTTAAAGAAAAGAAAGATGCAGTGATGTTGTTCTATGATTCCGAGTTCGGTTCTCCGCAATCATACTTCGAACAGTTCGGTATTCCTACTGACCGTGTTCTACATTGTCCGATCAAAGACGTAGAACAGTTGAAGTTCGATCTGATCAACCAGTTGGAAGCACTGGACGCCAAGGACGATGTAATCATCGTAATCGATTCGGTCGGTAACCTTGCATCTAAGAAAGAACTGACGATGCGATCAATGAGAAGTCAGTTGCAGATATGTCACGTGCGAAAGGCGTTCAAGTCTCTGTTCCGTATGACTACACCGTATCTGAATATGAAGAAGATCCCAATGATTGCGATCAACCATACGTACAAAGAGATCGGTCTGTTCCCTAAAGACGTGGTATCTGGTGGTACTGGTATCTACTATAGTGCCGACAACATCTGGATCATCGGTCGTAGACAGAACAAGACTGGTACTGAGGTTACTGGTTATGACTTTGTGATCAAGGTGGACAAGTCACGTTACACCAAAGAACAGTCCAAGATTCCGATCAGTGTATCGTGGGACGGTGGTGTTCAGAAGTGGTCTGGTCTATTGGACGTGGCATTGGCTGGTGGGTATGTTGTCAAACCAAGTAATGGTTGGTACTCACGAAATGGTGAGGACAAGAAGTTCCGACAGAAAGAAACGCTCGAGGAAGATTTTTGGACTCCGATCTTTGCGAACACCGACTTCAAAGACTTTTTGAAAAAACAATTCCAGATAGGGTTGCCATCTGAGGTAGAATTTGATATAATGGTCGAAGGCGATGCGTGATATAGATGTAAATAAAAAAAGTGAGGGGATTGACTATGAGTTAATCCCCGCTGACGCCGACAACGAACAAGCATGGGATATTAGAATCCTTACTGGTGACTTCGTTGAAACGGTTATTCGTTATGGTAATGTTTCTTTTGACGGTGCGGAAAAATGTTTGAAGTTCAACTTTAAAATAATCTCCTCACCAGATCCAGACCTCAGTACCAAAGATGTACCTTTACAAGAGCATGCTGCTGATATCCTTGAGGACGTACTTGAAAAATCGTATGCCAATGGATCACTAACCACTGCTGAGATGGATGATACTTATGGAGATAAATTTAGAACAGACGATTCTGCGGAATCTACTGACTAATGACAAATATATGAGGAAGGTTGCGGCCTTCCTTGAACCCGATTATTTTGAGGGTGTGTATAAAGGGTTGTTCAAAGAACTAACTCTGTTTATTGCGAAGTACAACAAACTTCCTACTATGGAAGCATTCAAGAT